AATATTAGTTCCTGCGATTTCATTACTCGTAATAACCAAAGACATTTATTTATAATTTAATAAATAAAAAAAAAATATATTATAATTTATAAATAAATGTTTCCTGTTAAGAAAGTTCCGAGATCAGTCTCTTATGCTTCTGATAATACTGCACGATCGAATCGTATTATGTTAAAACAATTACAGCACACTTTAAAGAAAGCTGAGGAAGGAAAAGTAGTTATGAGCGATTCCTTTAAAGAAGAATTAAAAAATAAAATTAAGGAATTAGAATAATATCTTTAATATATTATAATGCCTTTAAAAAAAAGTAAAGTAAAACCTAAGCCTCTCCCTTTAGACATGGAAAGAGCTATACGAGATTATACTAATGATAAAAATAAAGTAAAGGAAAAAGTATTCGTAAATGAAAAACCTGTTAAAAATAATAATAAGAAGTCTAAATATTAATCTTCGTCGTCTGAATCTACGAAGCCCTGTACCTGTTTAACCTTATTATCGTTAATCTGAATATTTACCCAGCAATTAACTCTCTTTCCGCTGTAATCGTCTAATCTTTTAGCCTTCATACAACCTTTACCCAGTAAATAATTTTTATATTTCTGAGCTGATAAACTGAGCTGAGCTTTCTTCATTACTACTTTAATATGATCCATAGAAATCCAATCCTTTTTATTTTCGTCCCATTCTGTATCATTAGGGAAATTAAATAGAGATAAGAATATATCTTCTTCTTTTTCTTCTTCTTTAAAGTCATTCATTTCTTCTTTCATATTATCAGGAATTAATGCCTTATCTCCGTAATTCTGAAAGATAATATAGATAAATGCATTCATTACTTCTTCCTTTCTACACCATGCTTTTATATCGTCGTCCTTCTTATAGAAATTACATACATTAACCATTTTCTTTTCTCCGTCTTCGTCTAGTTCATATTTAACTTCTCCCTCTTCTGTTTCATACATAACCGGACGCATAATAGGTTTTCCTAGTCTATCGTCGTCAGGGTTTAAAAACTTAGAAGGGAATCGAAACATATAACTCGTCTCCTTAGTATCTGCCGGCTCTATAGGAGGAAGGTCATTACAAAACATACAAACTCTCGCCTGAATCTTAAAATTAATCTCGTCCTTATGATTTACCCTTGCCTCTATCTTATCACCTCCGGAAGATAATTTCTTTAAAGTATTACCATTAATTCTAATTTTACCTTCTGAATCAATAGTAATCTCATTAGTCAATAATAATCTTTTAAACTCAAAGGGGACGAGCCATGATAAAGCCTTAGCGGAATCGCTCTGACCTTTCTTAAATAAGAAGTTTTCTGAGTTAGTACTTCTACAATATTCGCCGAAGCAATTCTCTAACATACCTACAAGGACACCCTTACCGCAATCCCTTTCTCCTATTCCTACTCCCCAGTTTTTATCCTCTATATGACCTGCAAGACCTCTCGCTATATAATTTAACCAGCATTTCATTAATCCAGTATCATTATTAAAGATAGGATTTAGAATCCTTTTATATACCTGATCTACTATATCCATATCAGGCATTTTTAATTCTCTATTAATTTTAATAGTCGTATGAGTATCATTATCATAATCCTCTAATCTTCCAGCTCTAAAATTGTAATATCCATTTCTAAAACATAATTTATAGATATTAGAGCTCCATAATTTATCAATAAAGTCAGGGTCTTCTGTAGGCTCTACATATACTAGCATATCTAAACAACCTTTCTTCATAGTAGAATGAGCGACTAACTGAATATCCGTTCCGTCCTTAGTCTGTATTATTTTTTCCATAAAAATATTCATATTACCTATGACCTTAATTAAGTTTCTTTTTATTACTTTATCATTTTCAGTCCATACATTATCTATCCTCATAAAGATTCTTTCCTGAGAGATAATGTAATCATTCTTTAATTTATCTGAAATATAATCTGCTCCCTCCTTATCTGTTTTTATTACAATCATTTCATTTAATTCAGGAAGCTCTTTAAAGGGTTTTACTTTTAATCCTATTTTTATTCCTGTATTATGCTGTAATTCCTGCTCTAATATTCCTATAATATTTTTATTATTTAATCTCTCGTCCTTTACTACATGAAGACCGTCATGAATTAAAGCTCCTATCGTATAATTTCTTTTCTTTAAAATATCAACTAACGCCATTAAGCACCTGCATTCTATAGTCTGTAAATAATAGCTCATAGCTGTTCCGTCTAAGTTATAATAGTCTGCTCCTTTATTTTCTATCGCTTTCATTCTGTAAGGGATCAATTCATTACTTTTTAATAATTCCTGAGTATTCGTTTTTAATTCTTTTTCTAACTCATAAATAGTATCAGGGATACATTCAGGCTCTATTTTATTTTCTCTACAGAAAGAAGGAATGCCTCCATTATAAAATATTTTCATTATCAATATTTTACAAGTATCTCTATCGATTCCCTTCTTTTCCATTTTATTAAAAAACTTATCTCTATTCTCATTATATACAGATAGAATAGTACAATCTAATCCTTTTTCTTTTAAGATATGCTCTAAGAATGTAGGGTGAGCGTTAATCATATCTAAATCATAATAATATTTAGAGCATAATGCAGATTTACATATTCCTTTCATAAATGCCTGAGCTATACAAGTCTCCCCCTCCTTTAATCCTTTTATTTTAATATTTAGTCTTCCTATTTCATTCTGACTATATTCTACTTCTACTTTTCCATTCTTACCCTTCTTAAGATATTTCTGTAAAGATCCCTTATATTCTTCGTCTAGAATATCAGATAGAAGAAGCTTTTTAGCATTAGTAATATCATACTTCTCTGTAATTGTAAAGGTCTTCATATTGTTTATTGTAGATAATTTTTCCATGATTTTATTTTCAGTCATTATTATTTATACTTATATATAGATAATATTTCTTTATATCATTTTAATTCTTTAAGTATATAGAAAAATAAAAATAATAAAATATTTTATGATAGGATTACTACATAAAATAATAAAAGTTTAAAATTATAGATAATTTAAAAAAAGTTTAAAAATCGCGATTTTTAAATAATTAAATTATTTTCCATTAATATTTTTACTTTTTCCGGATATTTATTTTTAAAATCTTCTATGCGATTACTATTCTTATAATAATAATATGAGCTCCTCGCTGTAAGATATTCTTTATTTTTATTATACTTATCCTTCTTTATTTCTTTATTATTCTGATAATGATTTCTCGCTCTATCTCTATTCTGATTTTTAAAATCTTCTGTATCTTTAATACGCTCATATCTCTCCTTCTCCTTCTTTCGTTTATTCTCATACTGCATTAAGATTTTATGAATCCTTTCGTCAGTTAAATCTGTCATTATTATATATTATACATAGAAAATAATTTTTAAATTATTTACCGGATAAATTAAATTATTCATAAATATATATAAATGCCTTTAGATAAACAGGGAAAACCTATACTATATAAGCCATGGAAGAATAATACAGGGTCTAAAAATAAATATTGGGTATATGTAAAAGCTGATAATAAATCAGGAATTAAAAAGATTGGATTCGGTCATAAAGACTATCAGCACTTTAAAGATAAAATAGGAGATTATAAATCTATGGATCATAATGACCCTGAAAGGAGAAAGAAGTACAGGAAGAGAGCTTCAGGTATAAAAGATAAACAGGGTAATCTAACTTATAAAAATAAAAATACTTCTAATTACTGGGCTTATAATTATCTATGGTAATAATTTCTCAGGCTCAGGCTCAGGCTCAGGCTCGATCTCCGGTTTATTAGGTTTCTTTTTTTCTTTATTATCTTCTTCGTCTGAACTATTATCAGGAGGGGGAGCTCTTTCACAGTCAAACACATAACACTTATCAGAACACCCTATCCTCATTCTACAGGCACAGCGAGACTTCCATATAGTTAAAAGTAATCCTCCTACACTTGCTAGGATTAAAGCACTAGCACCTGCGAGCTGGTCTATTGTAAAATCTTGCAGTCTCCCTCCGTTTATTTCTACGGTGCTACTCTGACTCATAATATTTTATATTTTTAATAGATATAATATTTTTATATCCTAAATTATAAAAGTATGTCTGATAATCATGTTAAACCTATTGACGAAGTAAGGGAAATTATTAATATAGTAAAAGACGAAATGAAAGTAATTAGATCTGATATAGAATACATTAAAAATAGACTGAATGAAATATTTAAAGAAAGGGAAGAAATGGAAAAGCACGAAGAGGATAATATTTCTAAAGGTTGGGGGTGGGGATTTTATTAAACTTTATTTTTTAGAAATTAATAGAAAACTTTAATAATTTTCAGATAATTTTTATTATATTTTAAGTAATATAATGGAAATATTACCGGTCATAAAACTCATGGAAGAAGATTTAGAACCCTTAGACGCTGAAAATGAAAGCGAGGAGGAAGGAGATACTATTGATATGGAAATTAAAGACGAAGTCCTCCCTGAAGTTAAAACTAATAAGCCTTCTATTGCAGAGGAAGATATATTCGTAGAGAAAAAGAAACCTGTAAAAGAGAAACCTGTAAAGGAAAAGAAAGAAAGAAAACCTCTTACAGAAGCACAGCTAGAACACCTTAGGAAGGGAAGAGAGAAGGCTCTTGCTGTACGGAGAGCTAAGGCACAGGAAAAGAAAGAGATTCAGGAATTACATGCGAAGAAGAAGAAGAAAGAAATACAGAAACTAAGAGAGGAAGTAGGCGAAGCACCTAAGAAAGAAGTTAATAAACTTACTGAGGGAATGCCTACTTTACAGCATTTAGATCCGGAGTTTATTAAGAAATTACAGAAGGACGCTATTGAGGGATATGATACACTTAGAAAGGAAAGGAAGGCTAAGAAGAAACAGGAACAGGAAACACATAATAGAAATACTACTAATATGAATATAATCAATAACGCACTTAATCCGCCTAAGTCCGTAAAATATGGCGACCCTAATTTTTTCAGCCATTTATTCTAAAGTCCTCTAATTTTTATAAAGTCCTTAAAAAAAGAGGACAGTCCCCTAAAATCTCCTGAAAAAAAGTAAATCTCTAATTGAGAATATGGAACTTTATATTTTATAATTTTCTAGAAATTATTTTTTAATTTTTGAGGACTTTGAGGACTTTGAGGACACTCTATATATAATTATTATACTTTTCTTATGTTTTATGACGCTAAGAGACGGAAAAGTAGTGTCCTCTATTTTCTGAGGGTTAAAATATTTTTGAGGACACAGTCCTATTTTTTGAGGACTCTGTTTATTTTTATAAATTAAAATATATTTTATTATTATATAATGGGATATATTTTATCATGCACTACAACGCCTAAGAGGATAGATTACTTAATACAATTAATCCCTCATATAAAGCCTAAGTATAAGTTTTTCGTTATAAATATATGCGGAGAGTATAGAAGATTTGGTAAGTTTAAGATCCCTAAATCATTACTAGAATTATGTAAGAATAATAAAAGAGTAGTTTTTAATTTTGTAAATGATTATGGGGCGATATGTAAATATATCGGCGGATTTAATTTCATGAAAAAAAGAGGACTTAGATTTGATAAGTTAATTATATGCGACGACGATACTATTTATAATACAGATTTATTTTATGAATTAATGGACTATAAGACGCCTGATAATATTACTACAGGCTCAGGATTTAATTATGATAAAAATAGAAATTATAATATAGTAGAAGGAGATAAATGCGATATGGTCGAAGGATATGCCGGAGTATGTTTTGATTATAATCAATATTCAGACTTTATAGATTTCTATATAGGATTCTATAAACATGCTAATTTTAAAAGTGAAGAGTTAATAGATAAATATTTAGTAGCTTCATTTATGGGAGACGATTTTATTTTATCTTATGAATATAAAAATAGATATGCCTGTAAAGATACGAGGAAATATGTACGCCCCTTAGATTATGCATTTCAGGAAGACGCTTTACATAAAAACAATATATTCGGATCTAATATGGGCTCATATTTATTCCTCCATAATAATATAAAAATATTAGATACATTTAAAAAAAAGTTTTATCTTAATCAGGAAATTAAGTTATTATCTATTAACATAGTATCTTTAAAAGAAAATCTCTAATACTCATACGGCGACCCATAGGCATTCCTGTTATATGAGCTGAGAAGTCTCCTTCTTTCCATTTCATTTCTTCCGGTAAATGATAATCTCTATAAAAACTCTGAATCATTCCATACGGTAATATTTTTATATTATCCTTATTATTTTCATAATCTTTTATCATAATCTCCTGCTCCCAGTTAGGAATAGTTTTAAATCTACTATTCTCGCCATGATTCCATATTCTATTTAAATAATTATAAGTCTCTTCGTTATTCCGGCATATTATAAATCCAGTATTAAAAGGCGGAACAACTTCAGCAGATAATAGTATATTATTATTTTCCATATTTTCTTCTATTATTTTTAGTAATTCTATATTTTGATTAGTTATTAAAATATCGTCGTCTATCCATACTATATAAGGGATTTCAGGATTTAACTTCATTTCCCTTTTAAGTAATAATATTTTACTCCACGCCGGAGCTCTATTAGTATCTAATGATTTATCTTCTAAGACGCATTTATAATTCCATTTATTACAATATGATACGAACCGCTGAAACATAGGAGCGGAAAAATAATCTCTATCTGATAGACTGCATATTAATATTTTATTCATATAGTTTAATATAAGAAAAAAAAATATATATTATAAATATAATGAGTAATCTAAAAATATTAAAGGTAGTCGATCCTCCTACGGAAAAAATAAAACCTCTGCACCCTAACCTCCCTAAGCCTCCGTCATGTGTGCTTTTAGTTATGCCTACTAAATCAGGAAAAAGTACTATTATTTCTAATATGCTTCTTAATAAAAACTTTTACGGACAAGACTATTTTGATTATGTTAAGATTATTAGTAATACAATTAATAACGATCAGACGAGTAGATTCTTAAAGAAAGCTTTTGACTGTGAAGACCATTATGAAGATAATATGATATATAATTTAGTTAAATCTCAGGACGAGTATGGAGACGATAAGCCGTCAGTATGTTTAGTATTAGACGACTGCCTCGGAGATAAGACTACGGCTTTAAATAACATTTCTTCTCGCTATAGGCATAGCAATATTCAGCTCCTTATGATTTCTACTCAGTTATTTAGAAAGGTAAGTCCTACAATAAGAGCGAATGCGAACTGGATTTTAATAGGTAGATTACAGAATGAATCAGAGTTAGACAAGCTCTCAGAGGAATATTCTTCCATGTACTCAGGAGATAAAAACTTTAGAGAATTATATAAACAAGCGACTAAAAAGAAATATAATTTTTTAACCTTAAATCTATCTGAGAACCCTGCTGAGGCTATGATTAATTTTGATACGAAAATATATCCTCCTGAAAGCATGAAAGAAGAAGAAGAAGAAGAAGAAGAAACGGAAGAATAAAAACATTTATTTTTTATTATATTAAATTAAAATATTTTAATTATTATAAATAATGGATTTCGTTAGTGCAGACCGGTCAGGCGATTCAGAGTTTCAGGCAAGATTAAAAGATTATAATTTCGGAGTAGCAGAGACTAATAGACAGATTACGACAGATATTCAGAATGATAGAGATACTGAAAAACAACAGGAATCAGATATAGATAATACTGAATTATTTACTCAGATTAAAGACGCTACAGGACAGGCGACAGCGATAGGGAATGCTACGGCAACATTTAAAAACTATCAGGCATACGGAGATAAAATACAGCAGGGCATACAGAAGGCTCAGAAGGTCGCAGGTGAAACAGCTCAGAAGATTCAGCAGGCGAAAGCTACATTAGATACTCCTCCGGATCAACTAGGAGGAAAGGTAGGAGCAGAAGTAGAGAAAGGAGGCGGAGCTTTAAGCGATTCCGGAGTAGCTTCTAAATTAGAACAAGCAGGAAAAAATACAGTAAATACAATAGCAGAGGGAGGAGACGCCGGAGGACTTATAGGTAAAGTAGGGACTAAGGCATTAAAAGGATTAGGTATTGTAGGCTCAGTCGCAGGAATGGGAATGGCTATAGCGTCTGACGAGAATGGAGGCTGGGCTAAAATGAGTACAGCTGATAAATTAGGTAATGTAGGGGAAATAGCAGGAGCAGGCATGGATATATTAGGAGTAGGATTAGAGGCTACAGGTATAGGCGTCCCTTTCGGTCTCGCTTTACAAGGTTTAGGAACTGCTTTTCAGCTCGCCTCAGGTTTAGAAAGTGAAATATCTTCTAAGGAATCAGTCGATCCTGCTAAAAAAGAAGCTCAACAGCAAGAACAACAGGCAGAAGCGTCAGAGCAGAAACCTATGCAGGAAGAAGTAGCAGTATCAGAATCTCAGGCAGGAGGTTTAGGAGTAGCACGACAGCAACAATAATCTTTTTATTTTTCATAATTTTTTTTTTAATTAAATTATTTATATAAAGGATATTATAAATATGAGTGTTTCATTCTGGCGAGCAGAGGGTAAGATTCCTATAGAACAGACTTCTAAATCTATTACTGTATTAAATGGGTTAGATTTTACAGGCGGACAAGAATTAAGAATTAAAGTCCCTCCTACAACTAAGTTTATTAAACCTAATGAATGTTATTTACAGGGTGATTTTACGATTGATTCTAATCTATCAGCGTCAGATTATCCTACTCTTTTACAATTAGACGAGAGGATCGCTGGGTCTAGTCTTATCAAGGATATTTCCATATATTCTTCGGCAGAGAAAGGGTCTGTACTTTTAGAACAGATTACTAATTATAATTCTATGGTCTCAGTCATGAGAGACTATGATACTAATGATTCTGAAAAAAATAAAAGAGCTCTTACAGAGGGGGCGACTGTATGGAATCCTAAGACAAGAGGAACGCTAGGAACTACTCGCTCTGAATGTGCTGACTGCACTTCTACGAATCCTTATTTTTCTCAGACCCTTAATGCCTCAGGAAATAAAGTAGCTAAGACTTTAGAGTTTAGAACTGTTAAACTATGTATTCCATTAGAGACAGGTATTTTCCGCTCAGAAAAAGTATGGGTAAATATGCTTACAGGTTTAGAAATTGTTATTACATTAGAAGACGCATTTAAAGTCCTTCGTCCTCTAGATAATACTATTAAAGATAGACGCCTCCGCCTAAATCCTAGATTCCATTCTCTAAATGGATCTAGTGCTCCGGACAACTGGGTTAATGGCTCTGCCTCTACTTCCTTTTATGTTAGTAAAACTAATTCTAATTTAACTCCTGAGACTGTGCCTTTCGTGGTAGGTGAGCGTATTAATTTCGTAGATCCTAGTAATTCTCATGTGGGAGTCATGGATAGTCCTATGGTTATTAGTCAGATTAACGCCTCCGCTGGTGCTGACGGTGGAAAGGGTCTCGTGGAGATTGTTTTAGATTCTAGTAAGACTAATAATGGAAGTAATGTAATCTCTGATTCATGGTTTATATTTTCTGATAGTATAGCTAATAATTCGGCGAACTGGACTCCTAAATATTCTTTTAAGAATGTAGAGTTAGTCGTGCAGGAGGTAGATATGGGAAGCTCCTATGTTAATGCTGTTATGAGTAGTATGAAAGAAAAGGGAGTTATTGTTTATGATATGCTTTCAGCTCAGAATTATAAATATTCTCTAAATAAAGAGGATACGGTCGCTAATATCCGCCTTCCATTAGTTAATAGCAGGGCGAAGTCTATTATATGCGTCCCTACTGACGCTTCCGTATATTCTGCTAAAAATCTCATGAATGCTATAGGGACTTATGATATAGGAGCAGTCCCTACGGTAGATACAGTCCTTAAAGCAGTTGATACTATGAGAGGCATTTCAGATTATTTAACTGATTATCAGTTTATTTATGACGGTCGCCTTCAGCCTTCTCGTCCGGTTAAATGCAGTAAGACTTCTTCTAAGGTCAGCATAGATCAACAGCCTCTTATTGAGAGTACTAAGGCTCTTCAGCAGGCGGATATTTCAGCTCGCTCTCTTTCTGAATACAATAGAAACTTTATTATCGGAAGAGCCCTCGCACTTAATAAGGGTATTTATGATACTCGTAATAAAGATTTTAATCTTCAGGTAAATTATCAAGGGACAGCACCTACTAAGAATAAGTTATGGAATAATTATGTATTTCATTTAAGGAGAATTAATATTAGAGGAGATTCTATTTCTGTAGAATATTAAGTATTTTTATCTTTTTTTAATTTTTATTTTAGAAGAATATTTATATATTAAATAATATAAATATGAGTAATCGCTATTTAGAAATCAAGCCTCAGAATCATAACGCTTCTTTTTCGTATAATGAGGGTCGCCCTATCATTTCATTTCAGATTTCAGAGCAGGAAGCTCTCCTCCTTCCTCGCTCAGTCCGTTTCTGCGGACAGTTTAACGCCTATACTAGTACGGCAAGAGGCATTCCTGCGAATGAAAGATTAAGTATGGATAGTCGCCTAGGTATATGGTCTATCGTGGATCAGCTAGTAATTTCTTCTGCACGCAGTAAGCAGACAATAGAACATTTAAGACATGCTAATAGGTTTTATAGTACATTCTTTCCTGCTACTTCAGACGAGAAGCACCTAATAGGAGCATTCGGCGAGACCGGTCTTACGCTTCCTTCTACTGGGGGACAACAGAGATCCGTAATACAAGAATCAGGGGCAGAATCTAATAATGCGAATGAGTTTTGTATTCACCTTCCTAGCGGTCTTCTTTCAGGAACTTCTGCTATTCCCCTTTCAGCTCAGTCAGGAGTAGGGGGTCTTACGATTGATATTCACCTCGCCCCTAGCTCGGCGGTTTTGTTTGATAAAAACGGAGACGCTTCAGGCGGTAATCTCTTAGGAGCTTTCTATGAAGTCTTTAACTGTAAGCTCGTCTGCGAACTTCACATGCCTTCTCCTCAGGATATGCCTGCTCCTTCTTCCGGCGGTCAGTTAGAATATAATTCATTCTCCGGATATTATCAGACTATTAACTCTACTAATGCTGAAATTAATTTCTCATTAGGTCTAAGTCGTGTAAATAGTGTATTTATGAACTTCATTCCTTCGTCGCACCTTAACAATCTAAATCATAATTCCATGGCTACTCTAATCCCTACAAGAGCAGACGGAACTATCGCAGACTTATCGCAGGTCGTATTTACTAAGGGAGGCGTCCGGTACCCACTAGACTATAATATTGATACAGCATATAAACAAGACAACAAGCAGAGACAAGTAGATCCTCAGGTAATTCGTAATGGTATAAATGCAGTTATTCCATTTACTAAGCTTACTCATACTTCTATTTCTCCTATGAATTGTAATAAAAATTGGAGCTCTAATGATAATAGCGTCCTTAATGGAGGTCTAAGCTATATCGTAGGAGTAGCGTATGATACAGTAGGAAGCGATACAGCAGGCGGAAACTTTATGGACGAAGCATGGGGCGTCCAGTTAGACTTAGGACTTACAGATAATAATCCAGTATCAGCATTTATCTTCGTCCATGCTAAACAGACTCTAATGTTTAAGGGCGGTCAGGTACAAGTCCTACAATAATTAATTTCTATACTTTTTAATTAACTTTTTTTTTTAATAATTTTTATATTTATAAGATTATAAATATGAGTTATTCTAAAAATGATATTCCTGATTTCCTAGAGGGCGTAGGAGCTCAGCTTACGGACATGGCTCAGAGAATCGATACTGATATTTTAGAGCCAGTAGTATTCTCTGATAGTTTTATTAGATTCCAGTTTCAGAATAAGGGTCTTTTAAATCCTCAGTCTCGTATTACTTTTTCATTTACAGATCCGGCAGTAGTAGGGTCTTTCCTTCCTATCGGTGTAGGGATAGGGTCGCTTATTCAGAGAGCAACTCTTAAAATCGGCGGTAAAACTATATGCGAGGTAGAGGATTGGGCTCATTACAATTTTTACAAGCAATTATTTATGGATCAGCAAGTCGTTAAAGAAAGAGAGCAATATTTAAGCGGTAGAGCAATCTCTAACGGAGTCCTCTATGAGAATAACGGTAATAATTCTCTTTATGTAGGTATGGATTTAGGTATGGAAACGACAACAGGGGAAACTGAGGCGGATAATGATATGGAGGTTCAGCACTTTCAGGAGCTCGCTCAGTCGCCAGTTTTCTCCCTTAAGTTAGAAGACCTCGTCCCCTGCCTCCGCTCAGTACAACTCCCTCTCTTCATGCTTAAAGAGGAAGTCCAGCTAGAATTAACCCTAACAAGCACTATCGGAAAGCGTGCCTGTATGCCTTTCTCTCGCCTAGCTCAGAAGGATACTGAAATTAAACTAAATCAGAGCGAAGTAAGACTTATCGCTGATTATACTTTCCTAGACGGCGATCAAATGCAAGCATACGCTCAGGCTAATTCTAATTATCAATATACTTTCTTAGAGCCTCGTCTTACTAAGACTACTCTCGCTAATGCTACAGCATGGGAAAATCAGATTAGAAATGTAGGAGGAGCAGGTCGCCGTGTTCCTAAAATGTTCGTCCTTATGACTTCGGATAAAATGGGTAATAGTTCTACAGACGGCACTAAATCGCCAGCTCATAATCAACTTACTCTCCTTAATGATTACAGGTCTATCTCTCCTTATTCCGGTAATGAGGCTAATGGTATTTATGCTAAACTTACTGCAAATATTAAAAAGAATGACGCTTTTATTTTCCCTATTGATAGAAGTAATACGGCTCTTCATTATCACGGAGTACAGCAAACAGAAGGAGCAGTCCCTCATATTACGAGAGATATGTATTGTAGGCAGGGTAATAGTCTATCTGATTCTAAGTTTAAGTCTTTTCGTATAGATCAAGACGACGAGCTTTCAGGTCAGTTCTTCGTACAGGCATATAGATTCCCTGACGGTCAGAGAGTAGATAGTAGGGGTTTAGAGCTTCATAATAAATATTCAGGACTAGATACTGACGAAGCTCCATTCACTCAGAGAGCATATATCGAAGTAGAAAAGAGAGTCATGATTCAGGACGGTATTACTGATACTATGTATGAATAAACAATAATATATTTTATTTAACTTTATTTTTTATTAGGTCTCAAAGTCCTCAAAGTCCTCAAAATTATTAAGCGAAAAAGCAAATCTCAAAATTAAGAATTATGGATTATATAATCGCCGTATTTCAGATATTATTTTTTCGGAAAATAAAAAGAGGACTTTCAGGACTTTAGGACTTTTTCATTTTAGTTTATATTATTTAAATAAAATCTAAATAATAAATATAAATATGGATAAAGAAAAACTAACTGAAATTATTTCTAAATCTCGCCCTAATGCGAAAGAGTCAAGTATTAAAATGTATGTATCTAACCTTATTAAATTAATGAAACTATATGAAAAAGATAATTTAGATTTTTTAAAAAATCCTGACGAAATAGAAGAGAAATTAGATACATTACATTATACAACTCGCCGGAATTATTTAAACTCTATTATAGTTTATTTAATAGCTGTAAAGGATAAAGACGATCCTATCATTAAAGAGTTTTCAGATATGAGAGATATACATAATAAAAAATATGAAGAGGAGAATGCGACCGGTATTATCTCAGATAAACAAAAAGAAAACTTCGTAGATATATCAGAGATTAATAACATGATTAATCAAATGGGAGAAGAGATTAAAGATAAAAAATTAAAAAAGAAAGAAGACCTTACTGCAAAAGATAAGAATCTTATTCAGGTATATACATTATTTAATATATATACAAGACTTCCCCTTCGTAATGACCTCGCCGGAATGGAGGTAATTAATAAGAGAGCATATAATAAATTATCAGCAGAAGAAAAGGAGGCTGAAAATTATTTAGTCATTAATAAAAATAATATGTTTATGGTATTAAATAAATATAAGACCTCTTCTAAATATGAAGAATTAAAGATCGATATTCCTAAGGATTTAGAGAAACTATTAAGACAGTATATTAGAATTAATGGTATGGGTGTATTATTTAAATCCTCTACAGGTAAGCCATTAACTAGAAACGCTTTATCTCAGGTATTACTTAAAGAAACTAAAAAGAGAATGGGAAAATCAATTAGTACGACTATGCTTAGAAAGATCTATTTATCTTCTAAGTATGCAGGAATGAAAGAGGAATTAGAAGCTGATAATAAAATAATGGGGCATAGTAAAGAGGTCGCCTTAGAAACATATATTAAGAAGCCTCAGAAGGAATCTCAGGAAGAAAAATAATATCCTTAGGAAGATTCATTTTATAGCAATAATAGAGAGTATCAAATGTAGCGGAGCTTTTAAGGTGTGGGGCAAAATTAATTCTTTTATTAGGGACGATAATCTGTATATCCTTAAAAGGTTTAAAATAATTATAGCATATAGTAGATACAGGCATTATCAGAATAAAAGGTTTATCTAATATTAATAATCTTTCTAATATTTTTTTTTTAATAGAAAAAG